TTAGCCACTCAAAATCAAATCACCAGAGTCTTCTTCCCTAGTTTGAAATTGAGTGGCACGATAACTATTCCGTTTCTGCATTCTCTTCCTCACCTCCTTTCAATTTATTTTGGTCTCCTATCTTCTCTTGAGGGATAAAGTTCTCAAGGACAATCAACTCTTCCATCTCAGGATCAGGAGCCATACCAAGCCAATCTCTCCACTCATTGCGACGCATTGCAGTACTGTTTGTCATTTGACGAGCAACCTCAGATAACTCTGTAATGTTGTAAGAGAAGAGTGAGCGAGGATTTAGCTTGAAGTAACGATTACTAGACAAAAGTAAGTCTCTGGTTAGTGTTTGAGTAATAGTGGTAGCGATACTCATAACAGTCGTATTTACAAAGTTGTTATACTCTGTCTTGTTGAACTCTCCCACTCCCAAAATAAAAGCAGGTACTCCTAATAGACCTGCAACTGTTCTTTTATCTAATTCCACAGACTCGTTTAAAGCGATGTCCGTTAGACTAAGCGGTTTTACCTGCTGGATGTCCAGTAATGCCTCTGGGACAATCCAAGGAGCCCCAACCCTGCTAGTGCTTAAATACTTCTCAGCGATACGCTCACGCCCTTGCTCCGATTCTAGTTCAGCACTAGATGAGTCTACTTTAACGATAAGACTAGGAATGTTCTTACCGTTCATGAAGCTTTTTTTAGTCTTAGTAGCCATGTTCAAACTTTGAACCACATCTGTCAACGTCACCCTAAAACCAGTACCAATGTATGGAATATCTGGATCTGGATTGATGACAAAGTGAACTACTTCATCAGGGGAATACTCTTCACCCCTAAATGAGATTACATAGGAATCCTTATCTGTTTGGAACGAAACTTCTCTCATCGGAAATGGTCTTAGATTAGAAATATAATCCGTAACAGGTTCATATTCCACATGTAAGACAGAATTTCCATCGCCATACAAAAGCAAATCGCGCACAATCTTGAAAATCCATGACTTCCTTGTCATGTGTTCACACGGATTGATGTCAATCTTTCTAGCAAGCCCATCACGGATTCTGATATCACCTTTATCTGTATTCTCCATCAGGTGGATAGTCATATTAGAGACCAAATCAGCAATCTTATTAACTGCTGTCACCACGTCTGGATTTCTGGCCAAAGGTACATACGAATCCATCAGGTTTGACAACCCTAAATCTGAATGACTCAGCATATTGATTGGCTTACTTGGCTTGTTTCGTTTCCAAATCTTTTCAAAAATACCCATGTTTCCTCACCTCCTTTCTCTCTAATCAAAGAATCTCATCACATCGCCACCCTTGCCAAGGTTAGCAAGAGCCTGTATACAAGCAAAGACGCTGGCATCAAACAAGTCAATCCTTGCAGTACCACCGTCTCCATCCAATTTTTCATATTGCACAGCGTCATCCACCTTTTCAATTGCTCTAACATTGCTCACACAGTATTCATAAGCGTCAGAATGAAGATAGTAAAATTCCTTGTTCTTGACTTTGAACTCAATCCGTCTGAACCCCTCAGATTTCAGATAGAATAACTGAGGCTGGTCAATCATCTTGAACTTAGCCTTTTTCATCTTAGCCAAAAACTCACGACCAAACTTCCTATCCATTCCCACAGCTTGGATTTTAAATCCACGCTCACGCATACTGATAAACCATTTTACGATATCGTCATAAAGTACTGTTGGAGTGTTACTCATCGTCAACCAACCATCGGATTGCCACCCAAAAAGTGGAATCCCATCATCGTTAGCCTTCTTCTGTGCATTAATCCGAGGAAAGAAAGCATGTGTGATACAGATATCAACGTCTTTCTCACCGTCATGATAGACACCATATAGAGCAGCCGCTGTTAAGTCATGTAATCTTGACAAATCCGCACCACCATACCAACGAATCGGCAAGCGTGCCAGCTCTTCTAAACTCCAATCGTAGCAACTGTCTGAAGCAATGAACTCATCAGGGTTGAAATAAGCGTTCATTGAGTTTGTAAAGACATTCAAAGTCTTGTTGAAAAACTCATTTCTTGTCTGTGGATCATTCATAGCCTGCTCAGCTTCTTCTCTCAGAGCCTTGAGCGATACCGTCACACCCCACGAAGGATTGGCTTTTTTAAGAACATTCTCGTCCAGGTAATCGCCCACGTCTCCATCAGTCGTCTGGTCAGCTTTACAGATAAACATGAACAAGGAATCATCCTTGACTAATTGTTTAAGGACCTTTTGACAGTATTTCAAACGGTTAGCAAGGAAACCAGTAGGAATATCACCAGCTGTAGAGATAACAAAAAGCATACTGTTTCGGTATGCTGACATTGTTTTCTTCATAAGACCATATTTCTTACTGTTCCTCATTGTATGAGCTTCATCCAGAATAATAACGTTTCCGTTCAAAGAGTCCAAACGGCTTTCATCGTTGGCCAGTGCCTGGATAAAGAAAGAACCCTCGATACCAAAATTAGCAGTGATTGAGTGTTCCTGGTTGTTATCCTTGATACGAATGTTCTTGTCATTCCATCGCTCCACATTAAACTTCAAGAATCCAAAAGCTTCCATCGCTTGCTTAACAGAGTTTGCCACGATGTAGCATTTTGAACCGCTGTCTGTGTCTAATATCTGATAAGCAAGTGCGATTGCAGCAGTAAATGAGGTTTTCCCATTCTTTCGAGCAAGCATGATAAGCGCTTCTTTGAACCTGCGCTCATTTGTACCCTTGTAGTAAAATCCAAACAGGTTCACAACTACAAAATGTTGCCACGGTTGCAAGAGCAATGGCTTGTTACGGATAGACACCGCAAACATATCATCGCCCTGCTGATGGACTATCGTGTTTTCGATGAAGTGAACAACGAAATCAACGATATCCTCATCCATTTCAAACTCAGGATTTTCAAGATCGCGCAAGAAACGTTCAGCTGCAAGAATGTTCTCCTCGCAATGTTCCTCTCTGTGAGAAATGACGTGCCGAGCATACTCTTTCGCTTTATCAAGATTACCCATTGCCAGTCACTCGCTTCTTCTTGATTTCATTCTTGAACTTCAGGACCTCAGTAAGCACTGACTCACCCTCTTGTTCTACTACCTCACCAAGAGACTTAGGATTCATCATCAACTGATTAGAGTAGCTGAGGATGTCTTTCCTCAAAATTTCCATCGCTGTCAAGATTGGAACTTTGCGCTCATTTTCAGCACCAGCCTTATTGACGTAGGTGTCTGTTACTGGATAACCCATGTCAGCATAATCTTGAGCAAGTTTCTGATACTGATATAGCATACCTGCAAAGATGTCAATGATCATTTCAAACTCTTTACGATAAGTGCCCAAGTCTTTCATTTGCTTGACCACTTTTGACTTAATCGACTTCGCTGTAATTGGTTTAGCCAAAAACTACCTCCTTTCGTCAAAATCGCTTAGTTTTTACCCCCTTTTTGTTTGAAGGCCCCCGACTTGGAAAAAGTTCCCTTCACCGGTTCCCAGAGGCTTCAAAAAATTTTTTTCGAAGTGGGGGGGATTAAAAAAATTTTTCATTTTTCATTTTTGTTTTTGAAAAAAATTTAAAAATTCTTTTTTTCTTTTCTTCTGCCAATAGATTCCATTTCCGATTATCTTATCGTTGTTGCGGTCATGAAACGTATTGTGCATGCGGTTAGTCAATGGCAAACAATTCCAAGATACATACTCAAGTTCTGGATACTCAGATACTGGGTAAATATGATGAACCATTTCAGCTGGAACTGACTGCCCATATCTTAGACTTTCTTGGCAAAGGTAATCGTGTTGTCTCATGACCTTGTCACGAAACTTGTACCACTTCCTTGTCTTCAAGCTCTGTCTGACTGGTTTGTTGTACATGATATATACTCCTTTGCAAAACAAAAGGACAGGCTCTTGACCTATCCCATCTCATACAAGAAATCTATGCTATCATAATAAACCTTTTTTTGTGAGACTTCAAGATGTCTTTTGTCTCATCTTTTTTTATTTACAAAATCATACACGAGAGCTCCAACGAATACTAATGGCAGAAATAGAAAAATCAATCCGTGTTTAAATATTTTTCCTATATCTTCTTTTGTCCAATCGAAAACAATTTTCAAAAATATCAATGCGATAAAATAACAAACTAAATATCCTATGAGTAACATATGCCTCTCCTCCAACTATACCAATTTTATCCCTCACTTTCACATATCTTATATTTTGTTAAACTCACTCTAAATCTCAAACCCTTACTAAACATGGGTTTTAAAGAGTTTCATTTTTTCAGTTTATGCTTAACTCATTATGTGAAAGTAATATCTAAAAAAATTAAATGACAAAGTTCCGTAAAGCATCATCAAGCTCTGCTTGTTCTATCCCTATGTATCTCAGGGTAATTGCAGGTGATGAGTGATTGAACATCTTCTGTAATGTTCCTACGTCCTTTGTCTTGTTGTAATATTTATAGCCGAATGTCTTGCGCATTGTATGCGTGCCAACATTATCAATGCCTAGTTCTTCAGCTGCTTCATGAATGATTTGATAGGCTCGCTCACGAGTGATTGCTTTATTCTGACCTTGCCTACTCTTGAATAAGAAATGATGAAATGGTTTACCCTCGACATATCTCCTCATTTCTTTCTTGAGTTCTTTCGTCATCCGTCTTGTTATCTGCTTGCCAGTCTTCCGTTCTCTCAGCTTTATGTGCCAACCTTGTACATCTTTAACTTTCAATGTAAGTATATCTCCGACTCGCAAGCCAGTATTAAGACCAGTAATGAATAGCATGTAGTACATCTCATTCCACTCTTTGAGATAATCCTTCATTGCCTGAATATCATCATTATCTTTTATCGGTGATACAAATTCCATGTTTTACCTCCTTTCCCAAAACAAAAAGCCAGCATTTGCTGACTCTTGACGATACTTCTGTTGGACAACTTTTCTGACTAGAATTAAGGATGACTCCTCAAGTGTGATGTGTGTTTTTTGTTTCAGAAGTTCATGCTATCATAATAACCCTTTTTTTGTGAGACTTCAAGATGTCTTTTGTCTCATGTTTATTTATAGCTCACCTTTCAAAATAGCGTACTGCTCTAGGATAATCCTTCTACGTCGATAGATTGTAGCTTTGCTCATGAATTTCTGTTCTGCTATTTCTTCCCATCTCAGTTGAGGATATCTCCAGCGCAGATTAAAGATTTCCTTATCCTCATCAACTAGATTGATCAGGAGTTTGTTAATAATAGCTTTGAACCCTTCGAGAAATTTTAAGGTTGGATCATCCGCTATTCTGATTGCAATAGTTTCGGTAGGTTTGCTTATTCCTACGCTAGGACCACTCTGAGCATCTGGGTTTCGAGTTTCCAACTCTAGCCTTCTCAAATCTATTGTACGTTGAACGTTTTGAAATTTGAAAAGTTCTCTGTCTAATGTTTTGAGGTCTTCGTCGCTTAATTTCTTCAATTCCTACCCCCTCGATATCTTCGTGATTGCTTCCACTTGATAAGCTTGCCATCGTTATTGTTGTTGAAATAATCTGGCAATCTTGCTGTTGGGCTTTCTTTGTAGACCACTTTTTCGACTACCTGTATTCCAGGCATCATTTCATCATCTATCCACCCAACAAGCCACGCAGGGTTTACATCATAGGTTTTAGCAATCATTTCAATTTGCTTAATCGACGGATATCCACCCCGTTCGTACAAATGAATTGTATTTTGGGAAACACCTGTTTCTTTTGCCATCTGTCCTACAGAGAGACATAGGTCCTCTCTAAGTTCTTTCAGTCTTAGCTGCATCTTGCTCTCCATTTCCTAGTATTAGCCTTTATGAACTCAGCCTGCTCTTGCATCTGCTTCCATTCGTAATCCATGATAATTTCAAGTTGATTATTACAAAGGGCTTTTAAGAAATCATTTTGAGCTTCTAGTTTCTCAATATCCTTATAGGCCCTTTTATACAGTTCATCTTCCAGAAATCTAATGCGCTCTGCCATCGCTTCTTGAATGATGATGTAAGTTGGTTTCTTGTACTTTGCCATCACAATATTACCTCATCTCCTATTTTAAGAGATTCATAGTTTGTTTGAGTAACTACGAATATTCCGTAATTTTTCACTGTGATAGTGTACATGTCGCCAATCTTCTCCTTTTGTAAGACTCTGCCTTTGATTTCTGCGCCTTTGTTATCAGCTTTATAGATGACAATCGGACGCTTTGCTTCTAGTTTTTTAATGTGGATACTCTGCCAGATATTCAATCCAGCAGACAATAATATCCAGATTGCGATAAAACGTTTCATTCGGTTGCCTCCTTCTTCACAATTAGTAATATAATCATTGAATGCAGTTGGTTATTACATTCGTATAGGTCGAATTCTTTACTGAAACTTGATTTATTAAGATCCTGTAGTTTACGAAATTCGTGACAACTAGGACACCAAACACCTTGGACCTTATCCATTACTCGACCTCCTCAATCTCAATCCCTGGGCAATCGAATACCCAGCCGAAACCATACGAAACTACTTCCTTTTTCGTGAGTTTATAGCACTTTTCTGAAAAATTAGTCCCTTTTGTAAAAAGGAGTACTACGGGAGAAAAATGTCCGTATTTATCTACTAAGTCAGCATTTTGATTGACGAGATATAAGTGCCCGTCGTTTCGGTTTAGAAGTGTAATTTTGTATTTCTTCTCTTTCACGTTCTCGTTCTCGACCTCGTAGCCGAAAATCCAAGCGAGTGCGAATATGTTTTTATTTTCGCCTAAATAGAACCACTTTGTAGTTTTTTTGTTTTTTGCAGAAACTACAAAGCACATCGAAGCCAGTAAGTCCCAACCTTTTAATCTACTTTCCTCGATATATTCCGCCACAAACGGCGGAACTTTAGCTTTATTCAACTCACATCGAATCTTATCAGCATCCTTCAATTGACTAGCAACCCATGCTCCCTCAAGTTTTCCTTGTTCGTAACCACTGCGATATTTCATCGAACCGTAGTCGTCCCCTAATTCTTTAAGGATGTCATTGAGCCATCTAGTCTGTGTCGTCGGATCAAACCCTCTGATTCGACGAACGACATCTTTTAACTTGAACGGCAACGGTTCTGGTTCGTCTAAAGATCGTAAGTCTTTCAAAACTAAATCAACCGAGGTCATTTTTTTCTTGCTAGCTTTAAATTTTTCATATCGTTCAATCAATTCCTGCTTATTCATCTTCGCTTCCTCCATAAATCAAATAAACTGCAATAACTAACTGAGACATGCTTGGCGCATAGCCAACCCAATCATCAAACTCCTTAGATTTTGGCAACCAATCCTTGGTAGCTCCCAAATCATAGTCTGTAGGTTTTTCATCTGCGAAGATACAATCCATCACTCCTATAAACGTCATTCCATCTTCCGCCATTTCCCAGAAATAGTCCGCCCGGTCTTTCACTGCTTGCGGTAAATCTTGTTTGGGAGGCTTGGGTTTCCCGTCTTCTACCGACCAGCTGTATACTCCATTAACTTTTTTCTTTAATTCTTCCATCATCTTCTAACTCCTTTTTTCTTTACGCTGATTTTTGTACTAATTTCGTTTGTTTCATCCATTCCTTGGCTATGTCCCAGACTTCAGCTGGCACATCTTGGTTATACTTGCCACGAAATTGGGCTATCTTTCCCTGCCTTACTTCGAGTGTGTAAAGAGGTTTTTTAGGTTGATTTGACAGGCGGACAAACACTATTAAGGTATTACCTTTAAAATGCTTGTCTGTGTATGAGCTTACGCAATGATGTAGTTTCTTGCCCTCATAGATCAGCTCAGCCACTTTTCTAGGGACATGGAATGCGTATCCCTGGATGGTCTTATCCATTCCTTCTCTGAGTTTAAATTCAGCTTCAAGTTGCTTGCGTTTCTTCTTATCTTCCAGTTTTTGTTTTTCTTCGACGAATTGATTGTATAATCCGACTGTGTGATTGTGCATTGCCGTAAAATCCTTTGGTACAAGCATAGCATCACCTTCAGGCTCAATGCCCATTTCTCGTAGCATCTTGAGATAGTCAAGGTATTCATTGAAGTCAATATGATTCTTGATAACCCAATTCTGAAACTTATTGATCCCGATACCTTTCGGTATATGCTTGATATCGTGGTAAGTCAGATAAGACTCAATGCCAGGCACTAGTTGGCCGTTCCGTTCTTTTAATCGACGGCTCAATTCAAATTCATTGAAACTACGATTCGAGTTCTTAAAGAATTGTTTGTTCTTTTGAAGCCATCTGCGGTTCAAGGTTCGCATATCTACATTTCTTGTAAATCCAATTCTGTAATCTGGATACATGATTTCGTTGGCTAATCTATAAGCATGAATTTTCTGAGCAAATTCAATTTCAAACTTATATTTGTAAAGCCGTTCAATTTCCCAGTAGTAAATATTCCCGAACTTCAAATATTTGAGTTCAGATACCTTTTTAAGTTTTTCAACCCAGTTGTTTGGATAGAATATATTACCTGTATAATATCCTCCGCTAAAGAAATTAGCGAAAAGATACGGATAAAATTGTCCGTTGTAATCTTGGCCAATCTTCACATGTTTGTCATTTTCGAATCGCTCCAAATTTGTAAAATGCCAATCGATAAATTGTTTTCCTTCAACCAACTTCGACCTGAACTCATAAGATTGTATTTCGATACGTTTCGAAGTGCTGAGAATGATAGAGAAAAAGTAAGTCTTGTCATAAAAAGTGAGCCGTGACGACTTTGTCAGTCGCTTTTCAATACAATGACCAAGGTTCAAATCTGAAGCAATTATGGTCTTGTCCTTATTGGTCCATTTGTACGTTGTGATTTGCGAATAGCACCAGCTCCAGAAGTTTGCAGGTGGTTTCAATCGTCTATCGGCTTCTCGCTTGCATTGTTCATGTTTCATTCATCCAAGAAATCGAAAATGCTCATTTGCTTTTCGACTACTCCTTTCTCTTTCTTAATTTTAGGTTTCATGATGATATCATCATCTGGACCAGCACCTTTCCTAATTTTGGCGACATCAACCTTTTCTTCAGGAGAAGCCTGAGATTTGTCTTCCTTTTTCTTCTTGACGGGCTCAACAGGCACCTGCTGGATGTTAGATACTTGTGAATTTGAGATAAAATATTCTCGAACCCATCTGAAGACAGTAGCATCATCGATACAAGCGACTCCGTTTTCAGCAAATTTCCGAGCTTTTTCTTTAGCATGGCTTAAAGCACACTTCAGAGAGTATCGCTCTTTTAAGATTCCTTTAAATAATTCCTCATCCTCCTGATCGCATATCCAGTTATGAACACGGTCAAGTGCGGTATCATGTGGTTGATTTAATTCCTCCAGCAACTTAGCCAGAGCTTTTTCTTTAATGTCATTCATATTATTTTCCAAAAAATACGACTGCCTCTGTGTGTGAATTTGGCTAAATACGGGCAGTCGCTCGTCCAAGGTCACATAACCTTTACTGACACATTCCTAGCTCGCTTTTAACGTGGTTCTCGGCACGTTGATTTTGTCGCTAAGTAATAGCAATCTACAGCACCATAATCAAAACGTACATCGTCTTTTCCGATATATTTTTTAAATCTTGGTCTGGTAATGCCTGAGAAAGCCCATTGATGGTCTTTCATCCGTTCGATAAGATCATCCACATTGTTAAAACTTCCAAGAAAAAACTTGCAGTGTCCGTTGTAGACGAAGTAAAGATTCAATAACAAGAGACACCACCTTTCTAAAAGTACTCTTTCCTTTTATTTTTCAAGTCATTAAATACCATCAGATGATCATTGTCTACACCTTTCATCAACCGACTCATAAACGGCCGACCGTAGCGTTTCTGAATTTCTTGTGCAGTCAGATTAGTCGTGATAACCGTATTGGCCCTTTTGTTGAGAATGTTGTAAAGGATACCGAAGGACCACTCACTATCCTTCTCCATCCCAAGATCATCCAAGACCAAAAACTTTGCACTAGCGATTTTATTAACCAGGAACTCTTCCTGACTAAAGTCCGCCTTGATTTTCATCAGTAAGTCAGTGACATTGATAAAGATAGCAATTTCTTTTGTAGCTTCTGATAAAGCTTTCATCATTGCAAAAGCAAGATGGCTTTTACCCGTTCCAGCTTCGCCTTGAAAAACAACATTATTTCTCGCTCCACCTGCCCACTCTCTACAAATTTTTTTGGCAAACTTCAACTTTTCAGCTTCTTTTTCAGTTGGTGTGTCAAAGTTATCAAGAGTAGCATTTTTCAGTACATCATCATAGAGAGAGAATCTCTCAAGATAGAACTTCCGCTCTCGTTCATGCTCAGCATCAGCCAACTCATTAACCTTTATTTGATTCTCTGCATGGATCCGTTCTGATTCACATAAGCGACAAAGGACATCATTTGTCCGGAGGATTTTGATCAAGGGAATCCTATGCTTTTCGCAAATTTCATCCTGCTGTTCAGTATTTCTATGGTAAGATAAGGCCATCTTCTCGAGTGCATCAGTTACCATGATACCTTACCTCCGCAAGCCTGCCAGCTGGCCATATCTGACAAGCAAGCAGTAACGGTAGAAAGAGGTTGTTTTATAAGCAAAGATTTCTTTTCGTCGCTGATCGGATAAAAGTCATCTTCAAATTGCTCAATAAGTTCTAAAATCCCCATTCGTCTGTCACCTCCTTACCTGATTTTTTTTCTTGATGTTGTTTTTGAGATTGTTGAACCTGTTCAACTGTTGTAACCTGATTCAGCTGCCAATTTCTTAAAATTCCACCAATGTAGCTGACATTTGGTTTTCCTGAAGTAACAGCCGTCCTTAACGCTTCTTTGACTAGTCCAGAGTCATTTTCGTTTAACAGATGATTGATTTCTTCAATTTCAAAACCTGATAGCAGTCTACGAAATTCAGACTGAAATAGTTCTAAGATATTTTCACTATTACTAGTAGTAGTTATATTCTTATCTTTATCTAATTCTTTATCTTTATCTCTTTCTTCTTCTGTTCCGTTACTTTCCGTTACTGTAACGTTACATGTAACGTTACCAATGGCAAGCTCTTTTTGTTTTTCTCGATGTCTAGCTACACGTTTTCGTGTTTGTTCCTTGACTTTCTCCATCCCATCAATGTTTTGATGTTTTTCCCAATTTGGCAAGGTAATGACACCCTCAATAACCTCAATCATACCGAACCGTTCAAAGATTCCCAAGGCCATCCTAACAGTGTTGAGGGGTCTTTGGAATCTATTAGCTAACATTTCATCTGTATAAACTAAATTAGGTGAAATTGCTAAAACTCCATTTTTATTCAATTTTCCAGCTAACACTAGAATTTTGAACCAAATCACCAGAATAGCATCATGATCAGGAAGTGCATCGATAAGACAGATTTTTTCATCGTCAAAAACATCAGTAGTAATTTTAATCCATTTGATTTCAGACATTACTCCCCTCCGTTTTTCTACTAATCCACAAATGTTTCTTTTCGAGTAACGGGATCAATGTCCACACGTCGACCAGTTTTAAAGTCGATAAACCCTTTTTCAACTTGTGGCGCTTGAAATTGAATCTTCTTTTTCTGTCTCATTGCCATTTTTAGCTTGATATTCATCATCAGCGATTCAATCAATACCACTGATACTACTGTGCCTACTGCGATAATTTGTAAATTGTTCATGTTTTTTATCCTCTTTTTGTGCTATAATATAGTCAAATAATTTTGCTAAGACCTTGTCCAGAAGCCTTTTAGTAAAGTTATTATATTTGATTAGAGAGCCATTCTTTGATGGCTCTTTTTGACCATTTCTTACCAGGTAATTCCTTTGGGAACCCCTTCATGTAACGATAATTATCTGAAAATGTGTCATACTTAATTCCTAGAAATTCACAGGTAGTGCTCACATCCATCAACTCTGGATAATGGTCGCTATCTTTTTCTATTTCAACCAGCCTTGTGATTGTGTCCTTGATAATGGATTTAATCCATTCAGATAGTGAAAGTAGAACATTGTCCATCTTCTTCCCCTTCCTACCCTTCGTCAAATGAGTTCAATTTCATGATTTTCATCTTAGTATTGGTGCTTGGCTCCCAAGTCATCCAGTAGGCCAAGGCTGCATCTGCAAACTTTTTCGGTAGCAAGTCATAGCGACTAATGTTGAAGTGGTCTTTAAAGTCAATCTCAGCTTGTCTAAATACTGACTGAGCGAAAATCTTGTCAGCATAAGCTGGACTATCAATACCACCAAGACAGGCGACTACTCGAGCCTTTCTCTTCTTCAGTAGCGATTTAGCATAGCTTGGGTGAATCGGTTGCTCACTCTTTAAGTAGTCAATATCTTCCAGCATGGTCGCTTGTTGCTCACGCAATTTCTTTTGCCCAGTAAATAGAGCAATGAAGGCATCCTCATCCAAATCCTCACGGATAAATCCGCCTTGTTTTCTAATAGCTGGCAAGACCTCTGATGTCACCCAACGCTTGAACTCTTTTGCTTGAGGCAATTTGCTGGATAAGATAAGAGAGTAGAGACCAGATTCATTGATGATGATAGGGTTTTGATTTCTACCCATGGCGTCACGAATCGTTACCCCATCAGTCTTATCGTCATCATCTACATGGTCAAAAATTGCTTTTCTTGAATTTGCATATCCCAAGATATCTGCAATATCCTTCCCAACGAACCAAGGTTCGTCATCAATTGTCAAAGTACGGACTTCCTGCCCGTGAAAATTAAAAATTTCGTTCATAATGTTCCTCTTCTTACTTTTCCTAGTGTTAAAATAGTTTCCCAAACATCTAGTCCCTCAAGACTATCGATCATCATCTGACTAAGTTGGTGATTTTTCTTCTGCCAATTCAGTATTATTTTTGCTTGCATGTATGGACCTCTCAGTGATTTCTCCAAGGATTCTCAATTCCTAGAACATCTGTGACTTTTTCTTTCACATAATCACTTCCTTTGCCATACTTCAGCAGTTCTGAAATGACCGATGGTGTGACAAATACTTTTTTTGCCAACTCAGTTTGAGTCATATCAAGCTCAATCAAACGAGTTTTGATTTTAGCCTTGATTATCTTTAGTTCTTTACTCATATTTTTCCTTTCTATATTTCTCTGCTTCTTTTGAAATTTTCAAAAGCATTGAAAGTCCTCCAACTACTCCATCTAGATACCCTCGCCCATAATCTGTCGCTAAGAGTTCCAATAATTCTTTCAGGTCTTCTTCGTTCATCCCTGACCTCCTTTTAAAAAATTATCTAAAAAGTTAGCGAATTTCTTGACATTAATAAATAAATTTATTAAAATCAAAACATAGAGAAAAGACCTACTAAAAAGCAAGGTTCTACCTAGAAAACGGACGCCAATCAGTTTCATTAGGCTTTATTTTTTAGTTGTCTTGTTCGCTAACTCTTTAGCTTACAAAAACTATTGTAGTAAATTTATTAACCTTTGTCAACGGTTTTGTAGTAAATTTATTAAATATTTTTTGTCATGCCTTAGAAAGGTTGATGTATCAATGTTTTTCACATTTGAAAAAATAAAAGAATTGGCTGACAAACAAGGTATTTCATTAAATAAACTTGAAGAAAAACTAGGTTTTAGCAGAAATACAATTTATAACATGAAGAAATCCACACCAAATGTTGAACGAGTTTCAATGATTGCTGACTACTTCAACGTGTCCACAGATTATTTACTTGGTCGCACGGATAACCCAGCAATCGCTGGTAATTCCAAAGAGTACACCTGGCAAGGTAAGACACTGAATGTTGAAGAAATGGCATCTAATGTCATGATGTTTGGTGGCCGAGAATTAACAGATGAAAAGAAGAAAATCATCCAGTCTATCATTGAAGGTTATCTCAAAGAAGCTGGTGATTAGAGGTACTGTTTAGTGACCGAAAAAGAAATTATAAGTCATTTTCAGGTTCGCATTGTCGATTTTGACGGCGAGCTAATACCTGATGAACTTGGATTTTACGAAAAAGAAACCAATACAGCTTTCTTGTCTAATAAACTCAGCAAAAAAGAGAGGGTTAAGGTCCTACTGCATGAACTCGGACACAAAGACCACACACGCTCAGAGTACCAGAACGCTCGCCTACGCTGTGAAAACGAAGCTGATAGAAATATGATCCATCATCTCGTAAAAGACGCACTAGAAAGCTTAGATGACCCTACAGAGTTTGATTACCTCAAATTCATGTCCTACTACAATCTAAAAACCATGACAAATGAAATCATGGTAAAAGAGGAATATCAGACCTTAGTTGGTTAAATCTGTTTATAAACTGCTGAAGCAGAAAAAGAAAGGAACTACTTATGGCATTATTTGGTAAAAAACAAAATGAAGTTTTAGAAATCGAACTTTTTACAGAGGAGCCTAATGAACGAGTTTTTGAGTTTAAAAAATCAAAAACTGTCGTAAGAATCGATGATTACTTTATCAGGATTGCAAGAAAGACAAATATGTCTAATGTTTTGCTTCATGGTTTGGATGGTGAAAAGTCAATCCTTCTCTCTGAAATTACAGCATACCAACTGAAAGAACCTGGTTCAACTGTTGGATATCTTCAACTTGTTTATCCTGGATCTTCTGATTCAAAAGGTGGTGTGTTTGATGCCGTAAAAGATGAAAACACAGTAACCTTTACCAAAGATGAAAAAGCATCTATTTTGGAATTGAAGAAAGCCATAGAGAAAGCTTTAAAAGATAAAGTCAAGAAATAACAAAAAAAGCCCCACAATCTCCCTCGCCAAAGTTTGATTGTGAAGCTCACCCTTATAAAAAATCAGCCATTAAAAAGGCCTCTTTTCTATACCCTATTTTACACCATGAAAGGGGTGATGTCAATATTCTCAATGTTTAGACCTTGTCCAGAAGCCGATAAACAAGGAGAATACAATGAAATATAATAAAACAAAATACCCAAATATCTATTACTATGAGACTGCTAAAGGCAAGCGTTATTACATCAGACGCTCTTTCTATTTTCATGGTAAAAAGAAAGAGATTACTAAAAGTGGTCTCACAACCCTTCCACAAGCTCGTGCAGCCTTGACAGAGATTGAGCAACAAATCCAAGATCAGGAGTTAGGTATCAATACGAATATAACACTTGATAAGTATTGGGATATCTATTCTGAAAAGAGATTGTCAACAGGGCGCTGGAATGACACTTCCTACTATCTCAATGACAACCTCTATAAAAATCATATTAAACCAAAGTTTGGTTCTGTCCTGCTTAAAAATTTGGATAGAAATGAGTATGAACTATTTATCGCTGACAAGTTGCAGAACCATACCAGATACACTGTTCAAACTCTCAATTCCAGCTTCATGGCATTGCTGAATGATGCCGTGAAAAGTGGGAATCTGCTCTCAAATCGCTTGAAAGGTGTCTTTATTGGCCAGAGTGATATCCCTGCTGCTAACAAGAAAGTGACTCTCAAGGAGTTCAAGACTTGGATAGCAAAAGCAGAAGAGATTATGCCAAAACAATTCTACGCTCTGACCTATCTGACCATTTTTGGGTTAAGAAGAGGAGAAGTCTTTGGATTGCGTCCAATGGACATCACTCAGAACGACAGCGGACGGGCTATACTGCATCTTAGAGACAGTCGAAGTAACCAGACCTTGAAAGGGAAAGGAGGGCTTAAAACGAAGGATTCAGAGCGATATGTCTGCCTTGATGATATCGGAACGGACCTTATCTATTATCTGATAGCTGAAGCTTCTAAAATTAAGCGAAAGTTAGGGATTATCAAGGAACAGCACAAGGATTATATCACTATCAACGAGAAAGGTGGTCTTATCAATCCAAACCAGTTAAATAGAAACTTCAATCTAGTGAATGAAGCAACAGGATTGCATGTAACACCTCACATGATGCGTCACTTCTTCACAACTCAAAGCATTATTGCAGGAGTTCCCCTTGAACAATTAAGCCAGGCGCTGGGCCATACAAAGGTTTATATGACAGATCGTTATAACCAAGTTGAGGATGAACTCGCTGAAGCGACAACAGATTTATTTCTTAGTCATATTCGCTAAAAAAGTCCCCTCCAATTCCCCGACCAAAATCCGAAAAATACCTGAAAATATCGGAAAATGATTTTTAGGATAGTCCCCAAAAGCCTGAAATAGAGCCAAAAAACTCCACCTGATTGGGTGGAGTTAAGGGAGATTATTATGAAAAAGAAAAGTTTA